CCGCGATCTGCGCGACCGCCGTTCGCATTATCAAGAATGGTCGAAGCTTCGCGCCATCTGGGACAACTGCACTGCCATGTGGACATGGCTGAGCCCCGCGGATCGCGATGCTCTCGAAGGCTATTGCCGTTTGAAGCTCAAAGAGGACAAGGACGATCTTTCTGGAGCAGAACTTACTGCCCTCATGCGAGCCCGTACCGAGCTGGGGGGGACCGGCAGCGGCCGGGCTCGCCTGGGCATCCGAAACAACGCCGGCGCGACCTCCGCTCCCAAGAGTGCCGATCCGCGTGCTGCTTTCCTTGCCCGCAAGTTTGGATGACCTGACCTATGTCCAGCCGCCCCCGCTCCGTTGCCGAGAAATACATCGCCGACGTGCTTGCCGGACGCGTTCTCACTTCCAAGCTTGTTCGTCTCCAGATCGAGCGTCATGTCCGCGACCTCAAGGAGGGTAAGGCGCGCGGGCTCACCTTCAATCGCCACGCTGCGCAGCATGTCATCGACTACTTTCCGCTCTTTTGTTGCGGCGTCGATGGCGACTACTACGAGCAGCCTATCGTTCTCGATCCGGCCTGGCAGGCGTTGCTGTGGATCCTGTATGGCTGGAAGCGCAAGGACGCCAAGGGAAAGCCTATCCGGCGTTTCAAGGTCGCCTATAGCGAGATGGGCGCCGGCAACCTGAAGTCTCTCATCCTTTCCTGCCTGTGCCTCTACGAACTGCACGCCTTCGGCGAGCCAGGGGCCCAGGTTTACGCCGCAGCCACCGATCGCAAAACGGCCAGGCGCGTCTTTGACACGGCCTCCACTATGGCCCAGGTCTCGGAGTATCTCCGCGACCGGCTGCTTATCGGCAAGGAGAATATCTGTGACCCCAGCACGCGCAGCAAGTTCGAGCCCTGCGCGGCTGAGGATCAAAACCTGCAGGGTTTGCGGCCTTCATTCGTCTGTATCGACGAGCTGCACGCGCACGCGAATGAAGGCGTCTGGAATGCCTTCTACACGCGCCTGGGCAAGTGCCGCCAGCCGCTCATGTTCGCGATCACGAACAGCGGCTTCGACCGCAATTCGGTCTGTTACAAGCAAAGGGAGTACTCGGAAAAGGTTCTTCAGGGAATCGTCCCTGACGATACCTGGTTTGCCTGGATCTGCGGTATCGATGATGAGGGCCAGGAGGACTTTGACTGGGAAAACGAAACCAACTGGATCAAAGCCAATCCTTGCCTGGGCGGCGCGGTCAAGCTCGACGACCTTCGCCAACAGGCGATCAAGGCTAAAGAGGATCCCAGCTATCTCAATTGGTTCCTGCGCTTCCGCCTCTGCGTCTGGACCACTGCTTTCTCTCACGCGATACGGATGGACCTGTGGGATTTATGCAAGCTCGCAATTGCGCGCGAACTGCTGAAGGGGCGCCGCTGCTATGGCGCTCTCGACCTTTCCACGACTACAGATATTTCCGCCTTCGTGCTTCTCTTTGAGCCGGTAGACGAGGATCCGCACTGGCATGTGTTGCCGTACTTCTTTTTGCCCAAAGACAACATCGCCTTCCGCTGCAGGCGCGACCGCGTCCCCTACGACGTTTGGGCGAAGGAAGGGCTATTTGAGCTGACCGAAGGCAACATCATCGACTACCGATTCATCCGGGCCAAGATTAACGAGCTGCGCGAGGAATTCGAAATCACCCAGATCGGCTTCGATCGTTGGAACTCGACCGAGATCGTGACCCAGCTCGGCGAAGAGGATGGCTTCGAGATGGTTAAGATCGGCCAGGGCATGGCCAGCATGTTTGCTCCCACCAAGCGAATGATCGAGCTGATGTCAACTCAGGAACTGGCGCACGGTGGAAACCGAGTCTTGCGCTGGATGGCTTCAAACATGATCGTGCAGCAGGATCCCGCTGGCAACATCAAGCCGGACAAAGCGCGGTCGCGGGAAAAGATTGACGGCATTGTCGCGCTTTGTATGGCTCTCTTCTGTGCAATGGCAGCCGGCGGCAGTTGCTATACCGAGGGCGAAGTCAAGTACGTGTAGTTCGGGGCAAACCATGATAAAACCGTTGCAAAAACTCTGCTTTGATCTCGCCTTCCTTGTGGGATGCGCGATCTTCGTCTACGGCCTCTGGCTTGCCTGGCGGCCGCTCGGCTTCATCGTTGGCGGCATCGTGCTTGCTGCGTTCTCTTTCTTTTCCGCATACAGGCCTGCCACGGCATCGGCAGAGAGTGAGGAGTAATGGGTCTCATTCAGAACATCAGCCGCGGCGCGCTAAGCTTCCGCGCCGATGTCAGTGGAACGCCTGCCGCCTGGGACGACTACTGGTATAGCAAGCTGGGCTTTTCGTCCGCTGCCGGCATACGCGTCGACGCGGATAGCGCGAAGCGTATTGCCACGGTGCAGGCCTGCGTCGGTATCAAGAGCAAGAACGTCGGAATGATGCCATGCAAGATCTTCACCGAGGCGCCGGATGGGTCGAAGCGCATGGTGCCTCACCATCCGGTCTTCGATGTGCTTTACTCGCGCCCGAACTCGCAGCAAACGGCCTTCGAGTTCAAGCAAATGATGCAGGCTCATGTCGAGCTGCGCGGGAACGCCTATGCCGAAATCAAGGAAGGCCCGCGCGGTCCCGTCGACCAGCTCATCCCCATGCATCCGGATCGCGTGCACGTCGAGCGGCTCATCCCGAGCGGTAAGCTTCGCTACCGCTACGATGACCCGCTGACACACGAGACGCGCAACCTGATGCAGGAGGAAGTCTTCCATCTGCGGAACTTCTCAGATGATGGCTCGGTTGGGCAGTCGACCGTCGCCATGGCCGTCGACAGCTTCGGTGTCGCTCTCGCGCAGCAGGACTATGTCGCTCGCTTTCTCAAAAACGACGCGCGGCCGCCAATCGTCTTCGAGGGCGCGGCGTTCAAGACAAAGCAGCAGGAAGAAGACTTCCTCGGTAGCTGGCAGAAGCGTCACACTGCGGCCAATCGCGGCAAGTCGGGCCTGCTGCCCCCGGGCATTACCGCCAAGGTTCTGGGGATCACGCCAAACGACCAGCAGCTCCTCGACTCGCGCAAGTTTTCGCGCATCGAGATATGCAGCATCTTTGGCGTTCCGCCTCATCTCATTGGTGAGACAGAGAAGACGGCGACGTACGCCAGCGTAGAGCAGTTCAATATCATGTACGCCGTGCACTGCGTGATGCCCATGCTGGTCATGTGGGAGCAGGCCATCCAGCGCGATCTGCTCACGTCGTCGAATTATTTCGCTAAGTTCTCGATGGCTGCTCTCCTTCGTGGAGATACAGCCAGCCGCTACGCCGCCTACCACACTGCCATCGGCGACGGCTGGCTGTGCCAGGACGAGGCCCGGGCGCTTGAGGATATGAATCCGATTCCCGGTGGATACGGAAGGAAATACTGGCGGCCAGCAAACTGGATCAGTCTTGATCAGAATCCAGTTCAGCCCCAACTGGCAGCGCAGACCGCGGCCAATGACACGGAGGATCCAAACGAGGGCGATACGGGAGCGGTGGACGCTGCCAAGGCGGATGCCATCGTCGTGCGCGGGCACCTCCAGGCGCTGGCTGCAGGCGTCGCCGATCGCTGCGTCCGCAAGGAAGTGGCCATGCTGCGCAAGATGGTCGAGCGCGGCGCCACCGATTACGACGTGGAGGAGTTCTACGCGAGCCAGCGTGAATTTGTTGCGCAGGCCTTCAATCTTGATGCCGAAGGCGCAGTGCCTATCCGGCAAACCTACTACGATCGCGCCGGCGAGATATGTGGCCTTCTTGCCTTGGGTGACAAGGGCGCGGCATACGAATACATCGACCTCCTGGCGGCGCGTGAATCGCTTCGCCTGGCGGAGATTGCGGTCAAGGGGGTGACGGCTTGAAGGAACACTCGTATCTGCGTCAGGCGCTCCAGGGCACAACCTGGTACGTGCATAAACCGAAGATGCTGGAACTGCTCGCCTTCTTTGAGATGCGTCTCAATGGCGGCCGGGCCGATGGCGAAACGCTGGCAGCCCTCCGCGCCGAGAACGATGCGCGCAAAGAGCGGGCGTTGGAGCTGCTTGCGATCTCCGCGTATAAAGATGACGAAGACTTCGCCCGCATGGAGGCAGCCAGGGCGCAGAATGTCTCCGCTTCCGCGGCTGGATCGGTCGCTGTCATTCCGGTTTACGGAGTCATCTGTCATCGTGCCGACATGTTCTCCGACTACTCCGGGGGCACGTCGACGGAGAAGCTCACGCAGCAAATCCGCCAGGCCGTCAACGATCCCAACGTCAAGGCGATCGTGATGGACTTCGATACGCCAGGTGGATCCACGGACGGCGTCGACGAACTCGCGACAGAAATCTTCAACGCGCGGAAGAAGAAGTCGATCTCCGCGGTCTCGAATTGCCTGTGTGCATCCGCCGGCTACTACCTGGCCTCGCAGTGCACAGAGATCGTCGTGAGCCCCAGCTCGATGACGGGCTCGATTGGCGTGTACTGCGAGCATGATGACTACTCCGGAGCGCTGGAGCAGGCCGGCGTCAAGATCACGCTCATCTCCTACGGTGAGAACAAGACGGAAGGCAACAGTGCCGGGCCGTTGACGGATGCCGCTCTCGAGCATCTGCAGGAGATGGTCACTACGTTCGGCGTGATGTTTGAGAAGGCAGTCGCGCGCGGCCGGAGCGTAGCGCAGGAAGACGTGCATAAGAAGTTCGGCCAGGGGCGCGTCTTCGATGCGAAGCAGGCGGTCAAGATCGGCATGGCCGATCGGGTTGGGACGCTCGATGACGTGCTCGGAAAATACGGCGTAACGCGCAACTCGGGCACGGGTGCACGCGCGGCCGTGGATGCTCCGGATCTGCAAGCAGAGAGCGATGAGCTTGAGCTTGCGGCGGCCGCGCGCGAACGCCGCCTGCAGCTCGCCGGACTCTAGGCAGAACGTTCGGTTCGAAGGCTCCGCCGTCGCGGGGCCTTTTCATTGGAGGCCTTCGCCTCCACGTCGCGCATGCACTGCTCTCCATCGAGGGCCTGCCGCATCGCTCAACAAGCCAACCAGTATGAACAGGAGAATAATCATGTTAAAGAAACTGCGGCAGGAGCTCGCGGATGCGCGCGCCAAGGCAAACGCGATCAACAAGCTTGCCGAAAGCGAAAACCGCGGCCTCACCGATGCGGAGCAGACGGAGTTCGATGCGCAGATCGCTCTGTGCGGCAAGCTGCAAGGCCAGATCGCCTCGCAGGAAGCCCTGCTCGAAATCGAGCGCAACCTGCCGTCAACCCCGGCCACCTCGATCCAGGTTGGAACCGATCACGCCACCGAGAAGCCCTGGGGATCGCTCACCGAGCAGCTCAGCGCCGTCCGTAACCACGCTACCAGCAAGGGCAGCGCACGGGATCCTCGCTTGTTCGCCGCAGCTTTGGGCGGCAATGAGTCGGTGGATGCTGAGGGCGGCTTCCTGGTCGCTCCTGAGTTCGCTCCGGGCGTCTGGCAGCGTACCTACAACGCATCCGAGCTGGCCTCCCGGTGCTTTGATCAGCCGATGACCGCGTCGAACCGCCTGACGGTCAATGCGGTCGACGAAGACAGCCGCGCAGACGGCAGCCGGTATGGCGGCGTCGCCTCCTACTGGCTCGGTGAGTCGCAGACCTTCACGCCTTCCCAACCCAAGTTCCGCCAGGTGGAGCTGGTAGCCAAGAAACTCATCGCGCTCACCTATGCGACCGAAGAGCAATTGGTGGACGGTCCTGCCTTTGCGTCCTATGTCGACAAGGTGGTTCCGCTCGAACTCGCATTCCGCACCGACGATTCCATTTACAACGGGACCGGCGCCGGCATGCCGCTCGGCTTCACCAAGTCGGGAGCATTGCTGACCATTGCCAAGGACGCCGGCGACGTAGGCGGCACTGTCACCTTTAATTCCAAGGACGTCGAGAACATGTGGAAGCGCTGCTGGGCCCCTTCGCGCAAGAACGCGGCCTGGTTTATCAACCAGGATTGCGAGTCCACACTGTGGGATCTGACCCGCGGTTCCGGAACTGCCGTCGAGCTTCTCTACACGGCTCCCGGAGAGCGTGGCAACAACAACAGCTTCGGCGTCATGTTCGGACGCCCCGTGATCCCTGTGGAGTATGCGGCCACTCAGGGAACCACGGGTGACATCGTCCTCGCCGACTTGAGCCAGTACTACCTGGCACGACGCAGCGGCGTTCAGATGGACACGTCCATCCACGTCCAGTTCCTCACCGACCAGGCAGCATTCCGCTGGAAGTTGCGCATCGATGGGCAGCCCATGTGGAAGAAGCCGTTGACGCCGAAGAACGGCACCAACACCCTCTCTCCGTTCGTCGCTCTCGCCACCCGCTCGTAAACCTCCCCTGGTCCGCAGGCCGCTGGCGACAAGTCCGCGGCGGCCTGAGGCCTTCACGATTCCACTTCCGCTCTGGAAGGAGCAAAAGTTATGTCGAAGGGTTTCTACACTACGCAGAAGGGGCATGTCGTCAATATCCTGCCCCCTGTCGATGTCACGGGCGGCAAAACCAGCCAGGCTTTCTCGATGGCCGGAGCAGCCCACGCCACCATCATCTTGCAGATCGGCGTTAGCGCCGCGGCTCCCACCGGTGTCACGGTGCAGGCCGGAACCGCAACCGCGGCCGTGGGCGCCGCCGTCGCCGGCGCTGCCGCCATTCCGTTCGACCTCTTCAAGCAGGAAACTGCGGGGGCCGCTAACGACGTGCTTGGCGCGCGTACGGCCACCGCGGCAACCGGCTTCGTTCCGTCCGCCAATGACGGGATCTTCTACGCCATTGAGATCGATGGTGACAACCTGCCCGCTGGCAGCCCCTATGTCCAGCTCAACATTGCCAACGGCGTCAACTCTGTGATCGCCTCGGCTGTGGCCATTCTTTCCGGCCTGCGCTA